GTTCCATTATAATTTTCTGACTATGTGTTTTCTTAATTCTTTTACAAAAAACTCTAATTTATCTATTAATGATATTAAACTAGGGTCTGTAATATATTTTGCTCTGTCTCTTAATTCATCATATTCTTTTACAGATATACGAACCATTGGACTTAAATCTCTACTTGATTCATTTTCCCAGGTCTTATCTGTTTCGTGTGTATCTATATCTTTTTCACTCATAAAAACCTTTTTGTTACCAAATATGAAAACAGGGGCCACATAGGGCCCCTGTCTCCTATCGTTTAATTATGCCGAATAAGCAGTTTGCTTACCGAACACAGCATTGATACCAGCCGCTATGATAGCTTTGCTTGGTGTACCAACTCTGTAAGAAACGCCTTTTGAAGACCTATTTTCATAAATCATCATTCCTTCGTTTCTTAATTTCATCACCATAGAAGCAGGTGATTTAAGGTCGTATGTGTTTCTCAAAGATTTCCAAGAAACTTCCGTACCTCTGTTGAAAAGGTTTCTTACCTTTTCAGTTTTTGATAGCTTAGTTCTAGCCATTGTTGTATCTCCTTCATTAAAGATATTATTTAAAAAGTTAAACATTATTGTTTACCTTACCTTTCTCTAGTGTTATGGTCACCACACCATTCAGAGTACATAGCGAACATTTGTTGTATGCCCTCCAGAATTTTTTAGTCATCAAGGTCAAAGTCTGGTTCAAACAGGTCTCCGCCCTCTCTTAAATAATCTAATTCTTTTTTTATGTCTTTAGATAATCCAGTTCTAGGTTTTGTTGGTTTATCTAAAAACATATCATAAGTTATTTTAGCAGTTCTAAAATTGCCATCTTTATTTACTTTTAAGTCTACCATTTTTTCACCAAGTAATTGTGCTGGGTGTGGCATTCCAAAATCTCTATAAACTAAACCTCTTATTGTGTCAATCACTATTGCAAGGTCCTTTGTGAAAGTTTGTGCATTTGTTTTTATTCCTGCGTCAACAAATTTCTTTAGTAAATCAAAACCAATATCGTCTGTTAAAGATTCTACAAAGTCTTTTGTTTGTTGTTTCTTAATCTCTTCAGAAAACTTTGATTGTTGTTTCTCACCAACTGGTACTTTTCTTTTAATCTTGTTGGTTGGAAATAAAATAACATTGTCGTTATCATTCACTTATAATTTCTCCCTTGAAATTAACTTTTTTTTTATCAGCAAAGTGTTCAACTAATTGATTGTATCCGCCAATCAGTTTACCATCAATTTTAATTTGTGGCATAGTTCTAACATTTTTACCAATGTCATCAATCATTTTACCAGGGTCACCTGCAAAAGTTCCCTCTAGTGTCTTCTCTTCGTATTCAAGACCAAGGCCTTTTATCAAGGCCTTTGCCTTCGTGCAATAGACACAATTAGTTTTGCTGTATACCGTTATTGTCATTAGTTTGCTCTAATACTTTTTTAAAAGCGATATCAGCTTTTTCTTTTACATTATAAGCATCCATAGCCTGCTCAATCGTGTAATTATACATTTTATTATATTCGCCAAGTGGTAGTCTCATACCAATCCACGCTCTATAATAACCATTCTTTGTCAAGGTAACGTCTTGTTTCCATATCTCATAACCTCTGACAGGTGTATTTTTGATAATGTTAATCAACGTTGACTCAACTTCGGTCACGGTTGTTTTACTATGAGTCTTACCTAATTCGGTAATAAACTGCTTAGATTGTTTGTTCATTTCACCTGCAACGATATCAGCGATTTCTGATTTCGCCTGCATTTTAGCTTTCTCTATTGCAAGTTGAAGGTCTGGTGAAACAGATGTAGCAACACCAAATAGACATAACTTATCTTTGCCTTTACCAATTATAGAAGTATCACAAGCTTTTCGTTCAGAAAAGTCTGCCATATACCATTTTGGTACTTGGTTCATTGTTTTTCCGTTTTCAGATTTAATTTTGTAAGTACCACCAGCACAGGCATTCAACATCAACGCAACTGCTAAAGCACCTACAATTTTCACTTTGTTTTTCATCATTTTATTTTACTCTCCTGTACATCATATACTAAACTTTGTAAAAAGTCAAGCGTGGTTTGAACGTATCCTAACGCCTGGTCACTTGATACATCATATATTATAATGAGTGCAAGAGCAACTATGATTAAATTTCTAATCATACTACTTTACCTCCCATTTTCCGTTAGATTTGAGACACATTTCACCATATGATTTAAAGGCGTGTGTCGGCCTACTATATTTTCGGCAGTAATTTGGGTTATTAATGTCGTGATAATAGAACATAGCAAAAAGTTCCCAATAACTAGGACCATCAAACTTCTTCCTACCATCAGCACATTCCATAACCTCTTCTTTTATTATCGTATCACCTTTTTGTTTGATGATAACTTTAATAAAGCAGTATTGACCTCCTGTCTCGTCAGGATTCAGGGGTTTAATTTTTTGATGATACACAGCGGTATCATTATTAACTTGGTCTATTCGTTCTAATATATCTTCTACTTTTGATATATTAACTTTACTTACTGGATAAACTTTACCAGATAAATCGCCATTCTCATTAGCGACAGCAACTTTGGTCACTAATAGAAATATAATTAGTATAAAAGTCCAGACCAGGTACTTTCTACTATTTTCAAAGGGGTCAAACATTCACAACTCCTAATTTTTTTAGACTATCATCAATTTCAAAAATCTGTTCATCAATGTGGTCTAGTTTTTCTTGACTCATTGTCAATTCTTTTTCGTTCTCTAATTCTTCTTTTTCTTTTTTTAATCTTTCAACAACTTCACTCATTACGGTTTCCTAATCCATTGACCATCAGGCATTTGACAAGCAGTACCAAATACAACTTCTCTATTAACACCGCCTACACCAATTAACGGCCAACTATTTGTAATATCAATTGTGTGGTCGTATTCTTTACACTTCAACGGCCCCTGTGTGTATGATTTTGTTATGTGAATTATACCAGAATTACCAGTTTTTGCATTGTACCAGTTTGTATAACTTGAACCATTGCCACTTGTATTTAAATGGTCTACAAATACTGCGTTGTGTACATCTTTATCTGAATTGTATAATAGTTCAGCACCAATGAAAGCACCTGTTATAGCACAAGCGCCAATAGCATATGGGTCGGTAACACCACTACTAGCACATAAAGCTGTTGTAGATGTTCCAGCAGAAATAGCACCAACGTGTGTTCTATTTACCGTGCTACTACAATTTGTTAATGTCAACACCATTATAATCATAATGGTTATCTTTGTCAATGTGTTTTTCATAATCATTTATATTCTCAAAAAATTCATAGTTAACTTTACCCTTAGCAACTAAAAGTGAGTCTGCTTGTATATTCTCAACTTTATCTCTCACCAATGGGTCAGACGGCGGAGTTTTTCTTAAATCATCCGCCATCTTCTTGATAGAATCTATCTTATCACAAAATTGTTTTATATTATGCATTAATCTAAATTCAAATTACTAAAGAAACCACTTAATTTGTTTTTTGTAGAAACAAATTGTGCTTTCATATCTGCCCAAGACTCTGCTTGGTACTCTTTTGTTTTTTCCCACTCACTTTTACCAAATTCAGAAACAGCACTAGGTATATTTACAATAGCGTCTTTAAATTCGGTAGGCGTAATAGACTTCTCGTCTGCTTTCGCTTTGTTAAGTTCTAAAGAAACAAGTATAAAAGCGGCCAATAAAACTACGCCAAACATTAATACTCTTTCCCAAACTTTCTTTATTACTTTATCCACAATTTCCTCCACTTGTTGGTCTGTTAGATAATTACTCACCTAAACCTCTTTCAGCTTTCTTCTCTGCTAATTCAAGTTCAGATATTCTCATTTTTTCGGCATATGACATACCAAAAACTGATTGATAAAAGTGGTCAATCGGACTAGGACTTGACCAGGCTTCTAATAGTTTTTCAAAATTCACATCTACGTTAGAATAGTATTGTGGTTTTTCTTTCTTTAATTTTATATGGTCTTTGAAGAATTGTATTCTGTTATCAAATTTGTCATTCTCTTTATCAAATTGTGATTTCTTTTTGGACAACTTAATGTCTTTTTGTTTTGCAACATCAAACTCTGCAAATAGAGTCTCTTTACTATAATTAAACGACATATTATAACCCTCCCAAGTTAATTGTATATACTATACAGGAAAACGTTGGAAATGTCAAGTCTCCAATAAATGACGTATTTACTTGCTTTTTGTGCATATTTAAGCGCCTAGGACGCACCAGGATTGACGAATCAACCATTTTACGTACTACCGTACCCCCTCTGGAAATGGTAAATCGTATTGTTCTTCAACTCCAGATTGTTCTAGTTTATGTTCATTCTCTAGCCAAGTCTCAAAATCCTTGACTTCTTTTTCCTTGTAGGCAACCGTTTCGTCAATTAATTTAATTGCACCGGCCGTGTCGCCACTCACCAACTTTTGTTTAACCTTTTTTAGGTCATCAATCAATGCTAATACTTCGTTCATTAGACTTTCCTTCCTGCTGTCTTCAGGTCTTTTTTATTTACCACCATATATGGACCTTTGTTATATGCTGGCACGATTGTAAATTTTTTAGACTCTTCTATCTTCCAAGAGTTATCTTGTTTGGTGCCCCCTGGTCCAATATGATTAGAAAGAACAGGACCAGGTTGGACATCTGATAAATCGGTAGTAGGGTAATAACCCTCTTCTTCTCTTATAATTCTTGACTTGATAATATAACCATCATCATTAACATTTAAACCAAGAGACCTCATCCACTTGATATGTTTTTTTAATGCTATATTATATAGTTCTTGTTTACTTAATTGTTTTTTTGGCACTAGTGTCCTCACTATTCATTAGTAATACAATATAGTGTATTGCTTTTAAAAGGTCTTTTCTATTACGACCATCTTTCTTACCAAACCTACACAAATATTTAATTGCATTTGCTTGGCAAAAATCTTTATCTATACCTATATCTCTTAATAAATCTTGAACCTGTGTGCCTTTAGACACCTGAGCATAGTGTTGACCATATGTAGATTTAATATAGTCACCTATCTCTTTTAATATTTTATCTTCATTGTATTTCATAATTATATTCCTAACGCCTTTATAACATCTTCCTCTGTATTTGGCAACCTTTTTCCTGATTTTATCCAGTCCGCCATCTGTTCAAAGTTAAATGCTTCGTCTGTTTTGCCTTCTTTTTCTAACACCTTTTGTGCTAATTTAAAAAACTTTAGAGTACCCATTTCTTGAGTCATACCCATTTCTGGTCTTGATTGTAATTTACCTGGTCTCTGATTACTCATTAGTCTTGCCTCTTTTTAAAATCTTCTAAATGATTCATATTAGCGTATCTGCCTGCCTTGTTGATAGCATAAACAAGTGTCGCTTTATGATTCTTACTTGTCTTATCATATAACTCTTTTGCCTCTTTATATGTTTTGACAATTGTTTTGGTACTCTTATCAAGTGGTCGCCACATCATTACAGAATACTCTACAGCATTGTCTATAATAGATTGCTCCCACTCGTTTGGTTTATTCAATTTAGGCTGTGTCATTATTTGCTTTAATTGATTTCTCTATATCTTTATCGTATTTTTTATTTCTCTTTATCATCTTGTCAAGAATTTTCTTAACGTCTCTTGTTAAGTATAGCATATAAAATACCATACATAATACAAGAACAGATAAAGCAATATTAACTATATCGTTCATTATTTCCACCATTCGTTTTCAAGGTTAATTTGAACATCAACATCTGACTTTTCCTTTTCAGTATAGTTCTCTTTTATCTGGTCAAAATAACACCAGTAAGTACCATTATCACCTGAATAGGTCACAGCACCTTTATAACCAAGGTCTGTATCATATGTTTTTGCATTTAAGGCTGTATCATTTTCAGCCGCTATATCGGTCATTTCTGTTGCGATACCGATATTAATTATCTCGCCAACTCTACCGTGGTTGCCAAGTATTTTATCGCCTACATTTATTATCATTAGTGTGTCCTCCCATATGTTTTGTTAATAAATCTTTTTGTAAATTTTGGGTCAAAATCATATTTAAAATATTGTCTTGTATTATATAATTGACCATAGTCATTGAATAAAGCATTATCTAAACCTGTACCTGTGCTTTCACCAAACTCATCATAGTAAGTATTATAATATTCATCACCAACTATCATATCAACGCCACTATTACCAGTAGCATTCGTAGCAGTTTCATTATAATGCTTATCGCAATACTTTTTAATTTTGTTTTTAAACGTCTCTGAATTTAATCTCTTTAATTGAGATAAAGGTACATTTCTAAAAATAGTGTGATGTATCTTAAAGAATTCATCATATCTATCCTCTGAATCTTGATACTCTCTCCAGTATGTTAAATGTATAGTATTGTTTTTACCCATTATGATAGTACCTTTTTCAATATGATTATTATTGTCATCATTGTAAACATTAATATAAAAAATGAAGTTATCATATTAGTAATATTTACTCATTGTTTTAAAATAATTATCATTAGCATTGTCGGCGTCTTCTTTTGCATAAAATAAAACGTCATCAATGTTGTTATCATCAATATCAAGTAAGTTAAGATTGTCAACTTTAGATATATCAGACTTTGCTTTATCAGCGGTAATTTTACCGTCTGTATAAGATTTTAGAATATCACTAACTTGTTCGTCAGCAACTTCAGTATAGTATGATTTAACTTTAGCCATAGTGTTTCACTCCTTTATTGTTTATAATTATATCAAGTAAATCTAAAAGAGTCAAGAGATTTTTTCTCTTTGCGTCTTTTAGTCTTTCTGTAAATGCTTTATTTTTT